CACTCCGGAAGTTTCATTAACTTTCAGTGCTTTTGATACCAGCATTAAGATTTTCGCAGCTCTAACCGGCACAGACCCAGCAGCCTATCCCGAAGCTGGTGTTGATATTGCAAATCTGGGGGAGATTGATGCAATTTTGTATGTAAAAGATGCGGATGTGGCTGATTATGTAAAATCAATCAGCGGCAGATGCTTGCAAATCAGGGATTTTACTTTCAACTATGCGGTAGATAATGACTCAACTGAGGAATATACTGCAATCGGTTCTGAAAGACGCTACTTAAAATACGATGTGGTTGTGGACAAGTTTGTCACAGGAACTACTTCGTTTACGCTATCTGAAACCCCGATTCAGTTGAAGAACGGTAACTACGCTATTTCAGTCATTCTCGATGGAGATTATCTGACCGAGGTGTCTGCTGCTCCCGCAACTGGAGAGTACCGCATTTCTGGAACTACCCTGACAACGGGAGATTCTAGAACTGCCCAGGTACTCGCAGTTTACCATGCCGATCCGACAGGTAATAACTGGACTGACATTAGCGATGCGTCAATCCCAGTGGTTGTTCGTGGAAATGATGCGGTGCTGTCAATTACTGCCAATGATATTCCAAGAGTGCAGTCTGTATCCATTAATGGTAACATGAATGTTACTCCTGTAAAGGAATTGGGAGCTAGAACACTTGTAGGATACCAGAGCCAGGTTCCAACCATCGAAGGAACTATCACAGTTCTTGATACAGATACTGAATTGGTTTCGTTACTGTCTACCGGGGCATTGGCAAGCGGTGTAGAGTGGAATCCTGGAGAAGGTTGTACTTCGCTGGGGCTAACTCTAAAGATCGAGCTGAAAGACCCTTGTGATACAGATACACCTTATACAGTTGTTAAGACTGTATATCTACCAGAAATCAGCATTGTCGGTGACAGCTATACCTGTAACGTTAATGGTAATGCTTCCCAGACATTCAACTGGAAAAGCTCTGATGCCCAGTGCATTATCTATTCTGGATCAATGGCATAGTAATTACGCCTAGATAGTAGCAATAAAGGATGTTTTTGAAGGGCTACATTTTCGGAAGTTGATTCCGTTATGTAGCCCTTTAATTTTTAATAATTAGGATTAAGGAGTTAGGAAATGCCTGTTGTAGAGTTTAATGATGTCGATATTGCCCCTCTATTTTCTTGGAGCAAGGAGTTTGAAATTGTGTCCGATACGGAGGAGCCTCGTAAAGTTTATATGAGAGTTCTCGGTGATGCGGATATGGGGAAGGCCAGGGTTTCGGCTCTAAGAGCCAGTGCGGAATTACGTAGAAAATTGAAAGACCTCGGCAGTGATGAGAGGCTCGCATTTATCAAAGACCCTGATGACATTGACAAGGATACCATGATAGCGGTTATCATAGTTTTGACAATGCGAGGCCTTTCTGAGATAGCAAAAACGAAGTTGAAAATCAAACTGCCAAAGCAGCCGCGTACCGATGCTAAAACATCTGTACAGGAAAAGTATCAGCAGGAAGTGGATTCCTATCCTGAAAGAAGGCAGAAGGAACTAAAATCCCTTTTGGATAAGGAAGTTATTATTGCAAAGACGGCTCTAGAGGCGGAGGACAATTCGGTTCTGTATAGCAAGTATGTTTCTGCAATGATAGATGAAATGTGTGAACAGGAACAACTAAGGGCTTTCAAGTCATGGTCATGCTATTTGGGAAGTTACAGAGACGCAGAATTGCGTGAAAGACTGTTTAGTTCTTTCGAGGATTTCAACAACCTGGAACCGAATCTAAAACAGCAATTTATAGCCGAGTATGGCACTCTCGAACTGTATGGGGACGACCTAAAAAAATTGCAGCGAGTAATGCCATAGCATCCATTTGGAGCGTATCCAAGGCATTACTCGTACCATTGGATATGAAAGTAAAGACGCTTCCAGATTTGCCACATACCATTAGTTATGTGATTAGGAAAAGACAGCAATTGGATAGTCTTGCAGAACTACCAAAGGATAAGCAACCAACCCCAGAAATTATTTGGGATGGTTCTCCGGAAGATTTGGACGAGTGGATTGATAAGGTTTTTGATCGAAAAAATAAAGACACTGTGACAGAGATAGATCTGTCAAAAGTTGAGGAATAAACTATGGCAAGCGGTAATTTAGAAGAACTTAATCAGGAATTAGATAGACTTACAACGCAGCTAAACCGGGTCATTGATGCCGGTAATAGGGCTAAAGCCACCATGGACAGGCTTACCGAAGAGATGGCCAGAAACCCATCTAATGCGATGAAAGAGAACCTGATAGAGGAGCTGAATATCTTAATCGGTTTGGAGGAAAAACAAGCCGCCTTGGAAAAGCAACGCTTGGTCACTCTTAGAGAGATCGACGCTCTCCTAAAGAAAACTGCTGCTGGGAGTGGGGAAACTGGGAGTGGGAAAACTGAACATAGAGTACCCCATTCAGGGAATCGTGCCAAGGAGAAACCTGTGGAGCCGAATCCGCCCACAGCCGAAACTGAGATTCCTGGAATAGATAAAATAAGAAGGGAGTTCAGGGATGCCGTAAAAAAGGCTGCCGCAACCCTAAAGAAAGCTGGCTTAGCAATACAGGGTATTAATGTATTGGATGAGCAGGCTGAATTCGTAAAAGCACAGTTAGATCTTGGTAAGGGCAAACACTCTATACAGTATTTCGGGAAGAGGGGTGCCACTGGGCCAAACTGGGAAAAGTTTCAAAGACAGATGGCATTAGCGGATCCACGATACCAGCCGATGTTTGAGTATTATGAATCCCTTGATTACCGAAATAAACGTACTGACCTAAAGAGAATAAAGGGTCAAAATGAGGGGGCATATTTACGCGGTGAGTTTTCCAGAAGGACCGGCGGATTTAGTTACGATCAGAGCATAAATTTGGATAAGATGACTGGGGCATTGTCGAGAGCAGTTCCCCAGGCCCAGTACAGAAGCTTCGCACAGGGTATTACCAAGGATATTGGAGACCTGCTAAAGTGGACCATTGCTATTGGAGCAATCTATGGACCAATCAACGCTGTAAGTGAGGCAGTATCACAACTTGTTACTAACGAGAGCAAGCTTGCAGACGTTTCCATAACCCTTAATAAAAATACATCCAATCTGGACGAAATCTTCGGAGATATTTATAAATCAGCACAGCAGTCGGGAGAATCCGTTGGCGGCGTTATTGACGCTTTTGGAGCCGCTTATACCGCTGCCGGAAGAATCCAAGATGGCTACCAGAGATATAACGCTACCATAGCACTTCTAAACGATTCTCTAAAGCTCTCCAAACTATCTACATTAGACCAGGCTGGAGCTATAGACGTTCTTACAGCGGCATTGTTCCAAACAGCGAGGGCCGGGGATACTGAGGCTGAAACCTTATCCAGAGGGTCGGAATTAATAGATAAGTGGGTTGCAGTAAGTAAAGTGGCCAGTGTAAACGTGGAAACCCTGGCAACTGGTGTAGCAGTGTTGGGAGACTCCGCTGAAACTGCTGGCATGGATCTTGACGAGCTAAATGCTTTGGTGGCCACTATTTCAGAAACATCCATCTATTCCGGTAAAGAAGTTGCGAACATTGCCAAAGCACTGATAGGTTCCTACCAAACAGAGGGGTCTGTAAGAGAACTTAATAGACTCGGAATTGCTGTTGAAGATTCAACGGGTAAGACCAGGGAATTTGTGGACGTTCTCAATGATGTTGCAGCTCTAAGAACTGCTGGGTTATTGAGCGAGCCTGACTACCAAAAACTTACCTTTGCAATGGGTGGGCAGGGAGTAAAAAGGCAGAAGGATGTTTCAGCCCTCATAGAAAATGCAGGACGTATGAAGCAGATAACTGAACTGTCCAAGTTTGATAGGGGGGGAGAATCCGCTGAGGCTCTATCCACTAAACTGGATACAGTAAGTACATCTAGTACCAGATTGACCAACTCTCTTACAAACTTAGTACAAACTCTCGGAACTGATGGAGGTTTGTCAGACATGTTCTCATTAGTTCTTGGCATAACAACATCCCTGATAGATGCTTTTGATGTTTTGTCCTCTAAGGTTGGTAAAGTAGCCCCATTATTGATAGCTGCCGGACTCTCATCAATGGCTTTCGGTGGAAACATCACAAGCAAATTGGCTACCAACGTTACTGGCCCAATGCTATCCGGGATTCTTGGACCCGGACAAGGGCGTGGAATGGGTACAGCAGAGTGGCTTACAGGACAACGTAACCTATTCGGTGGAAAGATGGGAAGTGGTATAGGCTCACAGCTCTTTGGAAGAGTCGCCAATGTTCCATCTATGCTTGCAATGGGTATTCCAGCAGCACAGAATGTTGCTAAAGGGGACTATGAGGAAGCTGGAGCTAACATTGCCGGAGGTCTTGCTGGAGCCTTAATTGGAGGCCCAGTTGGGGCTTTGGTAGGTGCGGCCATTGGAGAGGCCTTCGTAAGAACCACCCTGACTTACGAAACACAGTTCATGGACTTCTTCGCCGGAGCAGTTCCTATACCAGAACCTAAGGATGATGAGGATGCAAAATCTAAAAGATACACGGAGATGACTACCGAAAAGCTGATGCTGGAGGCAAAGAAGTCTCTTGGTGGAGGTTCAGAACTAGCGGGCGGTTGGAAGGGTTTTACAACCTACTTATCCGGATTTAGGGGAGCAGCTGACGAACAAATACAAGCGGGCGTACTGGGCAGAACCGATTACCCAGCACAGTTTGGATTAGTAGGAAACCTGGTAGGGAGCTTACTTTCAGGAGAAACCGATATTATGGGTGCTGACTATGCCAATGTTTCTGCCGCTATTATGGCAGAAATGGAGAAGACCAATCCAGAGCTGGCAGCCGCATATCGTGCAAGACTTGCAGCAGTTGGGGGAACAGCTCCGGGTGTGGAAACATTGCTAACAACGCGACAAAAGGAAATATCCACTCCGGAAACTGTTGGGTACTTGAAAGGGGAACAAAGCAAGAAAGCGGAAGAACTTAGAATCAAGTTAATGACTGGGGACATCAAACCTGCTGAATACAACAGGCAGATGGCAGGTCTGTCCGCTTATGTGCTGACTGCCACAAGAAATATGGCAGCTCTGACACTGGAAACTGGTAAACTTGGTGAGGAGTTTGAATCAGATGAAGCTGCGTATGAAATGCTTCTAAATATAGCAAGTTCTGGTAACGAGGAGCTGATAGCACAGATA